GTCCTCTAATAAATTCATCCGATTCCAAAACTCTTGCAAATGTAAGAACGCCTGTTGCAACATCCCATTTAACTTGTTCCCCTGTTGGAGTTCCAGATACAATTTCTCTTACCTCAACACCACCTCTGGTTACTCCTAGACAAGTCTTTCCTATCATATCTGTCCAAGTAATTGTAGATTCGCCACCTGCTGCCACATATTGTTTCATGTAAACTTGACCACCTGCTACTATTACCACTCCTGAAGGATTTACTGTTGTTCCTGTTGTACCATAAGCACCTGAACCTTGTAATGAAACTGCATAAGTTCCAATTTCTTTATAAGGAGCATTTATTTGTAAACTTGTTAGATTACAATTCCCACTTATAATAACTAAACCATCTGCTCCATTATCAATAACAAACTTAACTAGAATTTGAGTTCTATTTTGTTGTTGTTGTAATAAGAAAAGATATCCATATCCAGTTAAGGTTATAAGACCATCGCAATTAATAGTCCAAGAAGCTATGTCATTTTTGTATTCACGATACCAAGCCGATGTTTGGCTAGTTACTTCTTTTTGGTCAACATTAACTGAAAAACTACAATTAGTTGAACATGCGAAAGCTATATCTCTACCACTTGGATAAGTCTCCGAAGCTGGTTCGTGATAATAAAGCATAATATTTTTACCCTGTACGTTGTCTGCCATATGTCAAAGTTAAGTTATATTATTAGTAATATTTACAAACCAAAATGGTCCAAATTGACCAATGTCAGTAATATATGTAGGAATAATAAATGTATCTAATACTCTTTCACTAACTTCTATTAGTTGAACTGAATTAACTTCATCTGCATAAGCATTTTGACTTAATCTATTTATTATGAATTTTTTACCTGTATATGATAAGTTTCCTGTAACTGTATCAGTAGTAGTAAATACCTTATCTAAATAAACATAACCTACCCCAGAATCTTTAAATGAACCTAAATCACATTCTATTGTTGCAATATTTTGATTTAAGTTTCTAATATTTTGATAGGTCATAAATGTAATTAAATCCGTTGCACCTGTTGGGAAATTTGTAGTTGTTGATGTGTACCAATTTTTTAAATACATACCAGTTGAATTACATAAAACTCCCTTATTTGATGAATAATCAAAGCTACTAGGATAATTATTCCCATAAGGTTGGTCAAATATCTTTAAAGTAGAATCTAATCCTACTGCTACATTATAATTAGCTTCAATATATTTTATATCATTTTGGGTTTCAGAACCTCTTTGTAAAATGAAATTTCTAACTGTTATTGAACCGCTGCTAGTTAATATTTTTATTTGTAAATACCCCATTCTAGGTATAATTGTTGGTAAATAAAGAGGGTCAATATAAACAGGAATACTAACTGAAAAACTATTATAAGAACCATCTGTTGTTTGTGGTATTGTAATATTTTGAGTTGTAGAACTCCAAGTATTAGTTGATGTTAGCCAAACATTGCCATAAGCAGTTATTAATTTAACTTGACAATAAACTGTATTATATGCCTTTGTATCAAAACTTAATTTGTAAGGTATATCTCCAATATAAGGTAAGTAATCATATGGAGTAGTTGCATCTCCTGTCTCAATATTTGCAGTTCCAGTACCACCTCCAGATGTTATAAAATATTCATCAAATTGTTGTGTTGTATTAGTTATTAAATAAATATTCCCTGTACCTGTTTTAGTATTTACAAATCCTTGTGCAATAGCAATCCCATTATTTATTTTTAAATCTGCATTGTCAATATAGTTTATTGCACTTTGATAAGCACCCCTTCCTTGAATATTATAAAACCCCTTTTTAAGTATTTTTGTTTGACTATTATTTATGTAGTGAACATTACCTGCTGCATAAGGTTCAATATTAATAGTATTGTTTAAAACCCCACCTGTAACTAATACAGGAGTTGGGTACAAAGTATATTTTGTGTAATAATTTGTTGTAGCAGCCATCTCATTCATTGAAGCTACCCACCAATCTCCATTAGCTTGAAATAATCTGCAATTAAATGATACCATTATATTATTAAGGATATCATAGTATGATTCTCCTACAAAATCTCTAATATATTGATAAATTTGGCTAAATGGCTCATTAGTAACATTATCATCCCTATTTGACATTCCTTCAGCAAAATAAGAACAAGCAGAATAGAAAGTAATAGTATCTGGATAATTTATCTTATTTAATGCAATAGAAAAGAATTCTAAATGACTAATTAATTGATTAATACTTCTATCCTTTGCATAAACAATAGATTGTAAAAAAGAAATACCATCAACGCAAACAAATGCAGCTTCAGTAATACCTGTTGAAAAACCCATTTGCGAAAAGTCATTAAATATAAACCCTCTCCAAGTAATTACATCAACTTCTTTTAGTACTACATAATATTTTCTATCATCTTGACTTAATACATTAGGGAATTGGTCGTAATCATCTTGTGTTTCTAATAATATAGAAAAGTTTAATTGGCTAGATATTATTGATGGACTAGGATATTCAACACTAGAATTAGGTTGTAAAATTATAGATGTAGGATAGTATGTTTTAATAATACCTGCTGTATAATCTTTCTCATAAATATCAATAGTTTGGTCGTTCCCATTTCTTAATCTTTGAGTAATTGTATATCTTAATCCGTAAGCCATTATGCTAAACTAATTGATTGTCCTTTAAGATTAGATGCCTTTTGTGTTCTATTAACTGCCAATAATAAATCTTGACCTCTTAATACAAATTGACCATTACTTCCTGAAGAACCACCACTCATAGCACCTGCATTAAAAGAAGTATTTAAAAAACTACTTAATTTACTTAAAGGCATAATTGCCTCTGGTCCAGCTTCCCCAATTAAACCCCAAGATGGTCCATTAGTAATCCCACCTACTGCATTTTTAGTTACTGGTAATGCATTACTTATAGCACCAACTGTTGCGAATACTCCTTTTAATTCAGGGAAAGCATTTAATAATGCCTCAAATATACTAGCCTCAATTACTGCTAATGCTATTTGTTCAGCTATTTTTGCAAACATATTAGCAATAGCCTCTAATGGACTTTCTCCTTGCTGCATAGCATTAAAAGCTGACATTAAACCACTTGTAACATCTGATGATAATACTTGTGCAAATTTTTTATATTCATTATATTGATTTTTTAAACTATCACTATTTTCATTTTGTAAAGCAATTGTTTTATTATACCAAGCAGGAAGTTCTTTATCTATTTTATTTTCTGCTGGGTTTTCTTGATTTCTTTGTTTTATAAACCAATCAGGCAATCCAGCTTGTGCTTTATCTATTTTTTTAGATGGCAACATATCAGCCCAATCAACAGTAAAAGCCTTTCTTGCAGAAATTCTTATTTTATCGTGAATCTTAATTTGTTCATCAGCCCATTCATTTGTTTTTCTAATATCATATTCTAAAAGTGCTATTTTTTCATCTAATGCTTTTTTAAATTCTTTATTATCTTCTTTTTGAGGAATTTTAACTTTTAATACTTCATCAATAGTTCTACTTAATGAATCTTTAGCTTTATTTATATCAGATTGTGCACCTGCTAATACATCAACATAACTTGCCTTTATTTCATCTCTTAATTGTTGAGTTGTCTTACCTTGTTCTTGCTGCTTTGTTGTTGCGTAAGTATTTTTAATTAAATTATCTCTTTCTTCAGTAATTCTTTTAAATTCAGCATTAGCAGCACTTAATGCACTAGTATAATTTTTTTCTTTACCAATTTCTAATTGTTGAATTGCCGCCTTATTATTTAATGATTTTAAATAATTTGCAGTATATGTATCTATACTTTTTATATCTAAATCTTGTATATCTTTATTATCTTGATATAATTTTTTTAATTCTATAATAGCATTTTGCCTAGTCGTAATATCTAATTTTTGATTAGATACTTTTTCTGATAATATACTTCCAATTAATTGATTTGATTGAGCAGCACCAGCAATTTTATAAATATCTTCATTAAGTTTTGCTAATTCTTCTCTTAATTTTTTTAATTTATCAACTGGTTTTTCAAATGCTTCAGTTATATTTTTTGAAAATACAACTAACAATGCTGAAACTGCACCTATTGCTAAGCCTATACCAGCAGGGCCAGATAAACCATTAAGCATAGCACTTAATGCTTTTTTAGTTCCACCTTCAGTTGCAGCTAACCTATTAAATGATTCAATCATTGGATTAAGGTTATTAGAAATACCTATAAATCCATAAGGAGCATCTTGTGCAATCCTTGAAAGGTCATTTAATGCCAAACCAGCCTTATTACTACCTAAAGCTATTTTTTGCGTATCATTACCAAAGTTGTCAAATGCAACTCCTGCTTTACTTAAAGTACCTTGTAATTCCCCAATCCTAGCTTGTATTCTAGGAATTGCAGTTTCAATTGTATGAGTTAAAGGCCAGTCCCCTTTGTAATTCTTAACTGTTTCCTGTAATTGGAATAATTTATCTTGGAGTTGTTTTAATTCTTCTAGTGCCTTTTGGTTCTCGGCTGAAATTATAATTTTTAACTCTGGCATCTTATTTTAATTTACTCCGTATAATTTTAAAGTTCTAGTTAATTGGTCATCTGTTAACATTTCCCTTTTTTCTTCTTCTTCATTGTCATCTAACATAGGTATGTGCCAAAATGCTCTTAATGATTTTGGAGACTTTTCAGTTGTATTACTTAGGTATATAATATAGGCGAGGTTTCTTGTCCTCGCCCATTCATTTAACTCCTGTCTTTCTTTTCCCATTACAATAATAGAAAAATCTTTCCAAGTAATATCCCAAAACTCATTTGGCTTTATACCACATTCAGCAGCCTTAACTAATATGTCATCCCAACTTAGATTTGTTAGGCTTTTTTTTTTCTTCTGTTGCGGTTGTTTTTACAGAGTTAACTGTATTATTAATTATATATTTAATATAATCTATCAACTGCCCTTCAGAACTAAAAATAGTTCCCATTTCATCTATCCAATCACAAGCATCATCTTCTGTATGTTCTATTGGTATTTTTAAAGAATTACAAGCGGACTTATAACCAATAAATACTAATTGAACAATTAAGTCAATGTCAAATTGAGATTTACCAAGTAATTCAAAGTACTTATCAATTGTTATATTGTTTCTTTGGCAAAACTCACGCATTGCCCAAGTACCCCATTTTAAATGGATTGTGTTGTTGTCCAGTCTTAATTCAAACATAGTTTTTTATTTTTTTTATACCATTTCAGTTTGTGCAATAGGAGGAACACATACAACAAAAGTAGCTGAGAATTTTACATCATCTTTATCAGCAGCAGTTACATCAAAGTTGCTAATAAATACTGTACTTGTTGATAATCCACCATAGTAAACATCACCAGTTGTAGGAGTTGCTTTACCCATTTTAATTGTAAATTGAGTTCTTGCAGCATGAGCAGCATACAATTGTTGGTAAGAATCTTTACTTGGAGTTCCTGTTTCATCAATTGCAAAACCATCGGCTTTGAAAGATTGAGTGAATGCTGGACCTGCTTGGAATTGGTCTCCACATTTTGAAGTTGCATCAATAGTATTAACAGTTGATGTCAATGAGTTTGTCGTTAGACACGCTACTGGTATAAAAGTTGTACCACCAGCTAAATCTGCTAAGAGAATATAGTCCCTTGCTGATACTTTAGTTTCTGCCATTTTATTTAATTTTGAGTTATTATTATATTATATGTTATTAATGTTCTAAAAACGTTATCCAAAGGGTTTAATCCATCTAAATTCGTTACACTTCCAATACTCAAAGCAGATGAAGTAAATCCATTACTTAAAGTTATTGTTGTATCCGAGTTTATATTCGCCAATACCAAATCACTTATTTCTTCGGCTCGTTTATAGCCAAAGTTAGCATTTTTTGTAACAATGTCAACTATGATAGTAATAGAATTTGTATAACCTGCTTTCCCTTGTTCTTGGCTTGATGTTCTACCATCTAAAACAATGTATTCATTAGCTATCCCATCTGGAGCAATACCATCGTAAACGCCTAATCCTGTTGCAGATACTAAATGAGTATAAAACCACTTCTTTATTTCTATGTTAGGATTTAGCATTTAATATATTTTTAATTCTTTCTATTAATAATTTTTGTTCTTTTTCAAAAGCTGGTATTAGATATGGTTGAGGTCTCATTCCTTTCCTTAATATGCTTAATGCAATTGCATAAGCTATACTTTTAGACTTTTTACCGCTTCCAATACCTTTTCTTTCAACCCACAAAGTTAAGGCATTAACCATATCTTTAAACTTACCACCAGACTTTTGTTGAAATTGAGATGCAAACGTAGAATATCCATTAGGGATTGATGTTAATGGTCCAGTTCCAAATTCAACATAAGCAGCATAAGAAGTGTAAGCACCAACCGAATAAGTTAATTCGCTTTCCTTATTCCATTTGATTGCTCCACGAAGTTTGCCAAAATTAATAGGTGCTAATCTTTTAGCATCTGATTCAATCTTCATTACAGAGGCTTGTATTTCATTAGAAACTTCTTTTGAGACTATTTCGGACATATTCTTAATTGCATCCTGAATCTCACTCATTCCTGTAAGATTTACATCAAATGACATTATGCGTACATTAATATTTCGTAAAATCTAAACTGATTTTCTACATCCTTAATAGAGTGTATAGTGTACATTTCGCCTTCTGCTTCTATTTGGTAACCATCGGTAATAGTTACATCATATCTGATAAATAGCTTAGCAGAACGAGTAAAACTCAACTCTAATTCTAATAAGGCTCTATTTTGCTCTTGAGGGCGAAAATCACCAAATACGACACCTTGTAAGGTAAATGTAGTTGTATAGCCTCCTTGACCATCTGAGACCCTTGTAGGGGCATATAAGCCTATCTCAGAGTACATTGTGTTTGCATCTACATAGCTACCTTTCTTGCTTCCTATTTTCATAATATTGGGCTTATTCTTGTCCAGCGTTGACAGGCTTTCCAAGTCTTTTCACAAATTCCTGTATCACTATCTAATCCTCTATTTTCGTAGTCGTAGCTAACTTGGTCTAAAATCGCAATCTTTAAATCGTTCGGAATCGTAGAATATCCTACCACATAAGTAGCCTTTAAGTTTTGGAATTGTGGTCTTTGTAATTGTGGGAACTTACCACCTACTAAAGTGTAATCAGCAGCAACAATAGTGTCTCCGTTTTGGTCTATTAATGATGTAAATGAATTCATCGGACCATAAGGTAGATTAAAATTGCCATCAAAATTTGTAAACCAAACAACGGCAGTCTTAGGTATTAAACTCAATCCTGTACCTACTTCAACTGCTTCTCTTGCTTGTTTAATCATTAAAGAGATTTGGTCATCATCAACAGAATTAGTTACTCTACAATACAATTTAGCCTCTGCTAATGTAACTGGCTCGGTTACTGGAGCAGTATCGGTTAAAGTAAAATCAATTATAAAATTAGAATAAGACATATATCTTTTTTACAAATTTACATTATTTATAATAAAAAACCCCCTACTAAAAAGCAAGGGGTCTTTATATCTATGTAAGATTAGAACTATACGTTTCCTAAGTCAGCATAAATAGCTGAAGTTGGTTGCATTAAGTTAATATCTTCATAACACTCGATACGAGCAGTAACCATATTTTGTTGGAAGTTACTAGCATTCTCATAAGAGAACTCAATAGCCATTCCTTCAACCTCAATACGCTCTACGAAGTTGTTATCTAAGATAAGTACTTTATCATCAGTAACCCAAGATGCAGCAATTACTGGAGTTCCCCAGATTGTCATACCACCATTAGGATTAACGATAACACTA